TTCCTAAATAGAATGAAGATCCAAACTTACCTGCCCCCATGTCTTGAGTAGATTCATTTGCTCCATGTACGGTAAGGATTTTATCTTCCAATCCCACCTCTTCTACCACTAATACGTTATAACGACCCCCTACTGCAGCTTGTTTATTATCTTTATAAGTTTCATGGATGAGTAATGATCCTGTACCCTCTTTCACTGTAGAATTTCCTATTTTCTTCTCATACTCAAACCTAAAAGGATTTTTTGAGTTACCTACTTTCAAGGTGCCAGAGAATGTTCTGCTAAAAGGAGAGGGAAAATACTCTCTATCAAAGTACTCTCCAGGGAGATTCTTTAAAGAATTTGAAAATTTATCTAAAAGCTGAGAAGATTTTCCTGAAATAGCTGATCCACAAAATATTTCCACTTTATTCTTACCTGACAGGTAATCCTCAACGGTCTTAGCCCCATCTGATAACCATTCATGCTCCATAAGAGCAGATGCCATAAAGGATTTACCTCCAGATCGAGACCCTAGTAGGAATAAATTTAAAGCATTGTTTTCATACAAAGGATTTCCTAGGGGTTTTTCATGAGTCCCATTAAGATATTCTAAAGGATCTATATAAGTCTTTAATGTGCCGTCCTGCTTATAACAATTGTCAGTGAGGTTATTTAAAAATTTTAGAGGTATATCAGGAAGACTAGTGTCTAACAATTTATCTTTCTTTAACTTTGCAGTCCAATTGCAGGTATACTCTTCATCATCCTCAAATCCACTAAAGCCTCTGCAAATAAACCAACAATTTAAAATTGTCCAGTTTATATCCAATAGGTTAGGCCTAGATTTAATACGCTGCTTACCATCTTGAATAGTAATGGTGTGATAGTTGGCAAAGTAATTTAATTGAGGATTCATGTACCTCCAACGTAACCCTTCAGGAGTTTGCTCTTCTCTCCACAGCCCTAAAATAAATTCCTCAAGTTCTTTAGTCCAATATTCGTTATAAGCTGTACTATGAGGGTGTAAAACAGGGTGATGTTTAATAAAGGGAGTATTGTCATATATTTTTGGAAAAATATAAGAAGTATCTATAATCATTGTTTAGGTGGGCCAGGTTTTATATCTAAAATATTTTTTTGATTGCCAGATAGGTTAGTAAAGTTTTTTAAAAAATTATTCATTATAAAATCTGTATTTATAGGAATAATTTTAACTTCAATAGTGGGAGTTACAACGTGCTCAAAATCATCAAAATTTTTTAGAGTTTCTCTAATAATTTTTTTTGTTTCTTTTGCGTTATTAATTCCTTCTACTTCTATTATCTTATCTTCAAAATCAATTAAGATTATCATCAGTTGTTTGAGGTTCTTGCTTGGCTTTTTCTTCTATTTCTTTTTGCCAAGCAGCTTGTTGGGCTTTGTTGTAAGTTTTCATAATACTTGAATACCAAAAATATCTTCCTTCTTTTAAAGAAAGTCTTTCTCCTGGCTTTGGTTGATTATAAATATTGGGTCTGTTTACTGGATACATATTTTTTATTTTTATAATTTATTGTTTTTGTGTGTGTTGTTTATTTTTTATTTGCTTTGCTTACTAACTTCTCAGTGAAAGATTCTTCTCTTCCCCCTCTAGCCCTAGTTTCAATGTTCTCATCTTGGTATTCCTTGTAAACCTTTCCAAAAGATTCCCAGATAAGTTTGGAGTCTTTCATCATCTTATCCAGGGCTTCAAAGGTATCTAAGCTATAAGAAAGGGTTTCTAAGAACTTATTCCTCTCCTCTATCTTATCCTGCCATACCTTCAACTCTCTTTGTATCTTTGTCATTACTACCTTTGGATAGGCATCTACCAAGTCTTCGTGATGGTCAAAATCAAAAGAATCTTCTTTTAAAAAGTATTTTTTAATGTCTTCTGCCCTCTCGTCTTTTCTAAGTCTAATCTTTGGGGACTTTATATCGCAAAAAAGATATATGGCCCACATTACTTCTGAAGTGTAGTCCTTGTTCTCTGAAGAATTATAAAAATTATCAAAAGGTTCTGTAAATTTAAATTCAGAGTTTACTTCCCAAAATAAATTTCTATTGATCTCATAATCAAAATTCTGCATCAAATAGTAGTCCATCGTCTGTGTTTTTATTATTATATAAATAGAGATTCTTTGTGTTTACCTTTTCTCCTGTTTCCTTATCTGTAAACTCTTTTACAATAATTTCTTCAGTTTCGTAATAGTTTCTCTTTATCTCTTCGCCTTCTCTTATTCTCCTAGTGGCTATTAAAGAATGTCCTTCCACTCTTACGTTAGGATCAAAGGAATGCTTAATGTATTTTACAATAGGGTCTAATACATGGTAATTTACATCTAATTGTATTGTGTGTTGAGTAGGTATACTTGATTCTTCACAACATATAAATAGGACAGTCTCGCCAGTAAAGAATTCTTTTGTTGAATGTACTTGTTTTATTCTCTTATTTTTGATAATTTCAAAATAATTATTATGCTTATTCATGTATTATTCTATCTTTAAAAATTTCTAATAAATCATTATAGTATAGGATGACATCCTCTCCTTTCATTAATTTTTTCATTTGTTTAATAGGTAGGGACAAGTCTTTTAAGCAATCCTTAAACCCTGTTTGTTTTTGGTTGTTTTCAAAATCTATTTTATTATAAATATGATTTTTGTTTACATCTAATAAAGTTTCTATTCTAGGGAAATGAATTAAGCATCTAATGGTTTTATCCATTAAGCAAATAGGTGCAGTTGTTTTCAACAAAAGAAAGAACCCTGCACTAGAGCATTCCTCTATTGGAAAGAGGGTTATATCTCCATACTCTTCTATGGCTCTTGATAGAGGATGTATGTAGCTTGTATATCCTCCAGGAGTATTTATAAATAAATTTACGGGCTCAGAGTTGTTATTTAAGAATGAAATAGCTTCATTAACAATTGGTAACTCAAAAGGTCCTTCAAATATATGATTAATTCTTCTTTCTATGTTTGGTTCTTCTATGATTTCCATATTATGCTTCTATGTTTTTAGCTATCCTTAAAGATATTGCTGTAGCATTACCATGGACATAAATAAATTTATCTGAAGGAGTGCTAAGTTGAATACTAAAATTTAACTCCTTGCTTTCTCCAGGTTCTATTATTGTACCTGTATTGATACCTGAAGGTGTTGTGCAACCACAACTTTTTGCTACACTTTGGCATACAAAGGTTTCCTCCCCTGTATTTTTAACCATAACTGAGCCTGTAACTGTTTGATTTCTTTTACCAGTCACCACTATAATTTCTGGTTCAAATACCACTGTAGTGAGCTTTAAGTTTGGATTAATATTATCAATCATTTTATTAAAATTTTATATTATTTTCTAATTTAAATTCCTCCCACTCCTTCTCTCCCATCATATCAGGGAAGCAAGGATTTTCCTTTCTCTTACATCCATCTGTACCATAATACAGATCAGGGGTTTCACATCCACATTCTAGACAACTGCCATTTAATGTGCAAGGTTTAGCCACTTCTGCTCTCCAGAGCACTTGTTCTTTTTCATATTCAGGCAAAAAACCTGCCTCTCTGACTTGAGCAGAGAGGTAGTTTTTTACATTTTTAAAATTAATCTTTGCAGGATTGGCTGCATTTGGATCGGCAAACATATTGAAAATTATTTATAGGCTTAAAACGTCCCAATTTTCCATAAAATCTCCCCCTGCCATTTTTCCAACTTCTTCATCTTCTTTCTCTTCTTTATCATCTTCTTCTTCCATTTCTAGAGGATTTTTTTCAAAATACTTTTTAATGCAAGAATCCTCTCCTTCACCAAAAGGATACTTATCCACGGTTAAAAGCCATCCGTTGCTGATTTTTTCTAAAGTTTTTGTAACTTCTTCTTTCTCAGTTCTTTTTTTAAGGGTATAAGTTTCTTTTTCTGAATTAGTCTCTTTTGTTAATGAGAGAATTTTCTTTTTGTTGTCCATCATCATTATTGGTTTCATTTTTTTTTATTTATAGTTTAATAATAGTTTAATAAAATTTGTAAATCTTTGCATCAAAGATAACTTAGAAGGGTTTATTTTATATCTAAGAAATGATGCAGAAGGAGTAGTACACTGAGTAGTGTCATAAACGATTGGAGTTTCATTTACAATGTTATTCTCAATCTTATTGCTTTCTAGCAAAATTTTTTCTTCTTTTTTAGTGATTCCTGGGGACTTCTTTCTAGGAGAAGCTGGTGTTTTTTTCTTATTGATATTTTTTTCCATGTTATATGATGTGTTTTACAGTGATAAGATCTTCTGGGATTAAAAATGTAAGCTCTAAGGCATCATCTGCGTCTTCTAATTTATTGCAGAAGAATGCAAAAGGCATTAATCCTTGCAAATAAGAACCAAATACTGGTCTAGCCTCTCCATTAGGATCTCCTCCTACAGGTGGCTTATAACTTACAATAGGCTTGTCCACCATATTATCTCCAATAGAAACAATATCTCCTTCTTGAAAGGTTTTAGAGCCGTTAGCCATTAATACTTTAAAGGCATTTTTAATTTCAGTGGTTTTGTGCTGATCCATACCCACTAACTGAGAAGCCAATGCACTTTTTTTAGCATAACATTGTACTAAAATGTGATTTTCTCTTTTGATTTCAAATCCAAAATTTGGAATTGGTTGATCTTTGAATTCTTTGATTGTCATAATGTGTTTTTTTGTGTGTTATAAAATAAAATACAAATATACGAAAATAATTTTTATTTTCTTATATTATTTTTTAATGATCTAATTGTGTTTATCATTTTTTGTGTCTTCTCTACATGCCTTAATTTAAAGAACATCCTAAGCCTTTTCTTTATCTTTATAATGCTTGGAGCTATTTTACCAAACTTAGGCAAATACATTTCCCTATCTGGAGACTTTGACATTTCCTTTGAAAGCGTTTTTACATAATCTTTATAAATTATTTCCACCATTTCTGGGGAAACATCTCCAAGATTATTAGAAACTTCTTCAAATATACTATTGGACATCTGAAAATAATAGGATTACAATAAAGGAAAACAAAGCCACTATGATTAAAAAGTCTCTACATATTCTTTTAATAGTAAAATCTAAAGGAGAGTCTTCTTTTAGCTTAAAAAATATATTCAAAGCTCCCATAGTGAGCAAAAATGTTATTGTTAAAATTAATTTTGCAGCTAATATCATTATACTAACAGTAATTTTAAGTTATCGTCTAAGCTTATGGCTATGGTGAGATTTTTATACTTTACTAACTCCTCATAGTATTCCATACCTAACTCTCTTTTAAGCATCTCATAGGTAGCATTATCCATTATCATAAGCTTTCTATAAGTAGAATTCATTTCTTTTATTATTTGTATTATGCTCTTATTCATAAATAAAGTTTATATCTAGTTTAAATTCTTTGTCTTTGTACATTTTTTCAAGCCATACGGGTATTTCATAATCTAATACCCTAGCCTTAGAAAATCTATCAGTGGGTACTGAGATTGTTTTCTTTAAAATCTTGTAAGGGATAATCCTATCATTTATATAGGCCCCAATATAAGAAGAGAATACTTGCATGTGCTTTGCAATCACTACATGCATTTGATTCATATTCTTAAATTTATTTACATTGTTTTCATGTAATTCAGGAAAATCTATTTTGTAATACAATACCCAGTATAAAACTTCAAGGGTTTTGTCTGAAAGTAAGATACCTCTAGTGGCCAATAATACTCTGGCCCTTTCCATAAAGCATTCTTTCTTGTCTTTTTTTATACTCTGTTTATATACTCCCATTTGTATGTGTGTTTTATAGGTAACAATTATTTTGTAAATAAAGTTCCATTAGAATTTATAATCTATTATATTCTGCTTCACTTCTTCCATAAACTTTATATTTATATCCAGTCCTAAATGACCAGGAGAAAGCTCTTTCACTACCTGAATAGAATTTGTAATATCCTCTAGAGCACACTCTCTTGCGTAGTGATGTATAAAATTTCTGCTCACACCCTGCTTTAGGGTGGATATATATTTATCTATTAGTTCTTTTGCATATTCCTCAGACGTAAGGAGAGTAATATTAGGTAGCTTATTCATTCTCTATTATTTCAAATTCTTCTTGTTCAATTAATTCCTTTATCTCAATATCATTTAACTCTGTGCAATCTTTGGCAAGTTGCATAAATTCTTCTAAATCATCTTGGTGTATGGCAAATCTTTTAGCGTGAAACACCCCATAAGGCTCACAGGATTGGTCAAGATCTATTTCTTCCAGGGTGTATGCCATTGTTTTAGAAGGAATGGAATAGAATACCATCAGAATATGATAGAGTTCTTGTTCTTTCACCCATTTACTTGCAGGGATTATGCTTGGTTTATTCTTTTCGTCAATGCAGATAACTCTTACACTCATTATTATATTATTTTAAAATCGCAAATATACAAAAATTTTTTTAAATGTAAATATTTTTTTATAAAATAGAGGATAATGCGGCATAATGTGTATTATCAAACAAACTTTGTACGTCTTTTTTGATTATTTTTCCATTAAAAGACAAATAAGGGTTGAATACCCAGTAGTTATGATGATTTTCAAACCTATCATACACTTGAAACTTGCCTATCACCCCTAATTTAAATAATTTCTCAATTATGTTCTGTATTTTTCGCCTATCAACATTAAAAAACTCAGATAATTCCTTCATTGTACTCTCTGGTCTTAATGGTTCTAAGCTATTTGTATAGGCATGGGCCATCATAGACATCTTATAAGCCACTTTAAACTCTGTATCAGTGGTTTGAGTCTCTAATAATTGCCAAGCCTTTGTAAAAAATCTAGAATAACTCTCCTTACTTATGAAAAAATTCATAGAAGGGTCCTTTGGTTGTCTTTTTTCTTTATCTTTTGTGGAAACTTCCTTAACTTCACCAGTCTCTAAGTCTATCTTAGCTGCTCTTTCGTGATGTTTTAACTTAATTACCTTCTCGTACATATAATATGTTCTTTAAAAAAATACTCCAACCTATCTACTCGTCAGTAGCATCAGTTGGAGGTTCCTCCGCTTATTTTCTTCGTCAGAGTGCTATAACCTATCACAGTGAGCATTGCTAAGAGGCTTAACAGGTTCATTATTTTAACCAATGAGAATAATGTCTACGACAATTTCTACAACACTATCATAATTTTTTATTTTCATCCTCCTAGAATATCAACTACTACTACATCTATCATAACTAATTGTTTTTTCATATTTTTTTATTTTAATAAAGTGAATAGTTCGTATGTAGAATTTTTAGTTTTAAATTTAATGTAATCGTCTTTTTTTTCAATTATCTCTGTTACAGAAGTTGTCATCCAAGTAAAGGTTGGCCCAAAAGGAGACATCAATAAACTTCTACCAACTTTAATATCTTCAAAATTATTTTGATAGTTTCCATCCTCATTCCAACTTAACCATTTCACATCTAAAGATGTCTTTGTTAACTGGTCTGATTCTCGAATTAGTTTGTATTTATGATCTGATTCTTTTCCATAGATTTCTTCAACTACAATATCTAAATATAAAGTTTCTCTTTTCACGGTTTATTTTGTTTTAAAAGGCTGTTATAATAATTTTTAATCAAACATTCTCTAAGAAACTTATTTATAGCGTTAAATCTATCTTCCTTCTCCATTTCCTTGGCCTTTTCTAAATCAAATGCATCTAACTCTCTTTCTTTAGATAATTCAAATAACCAATCAATTGCTGTCTGTTTCATAACTTTTCTATTTCTTGTTTAACTTCTTCTAAAAATAACTTCCTTTCCGAAGCAATAAGGGTATCATAGTAAGTATCAGTTTCTTGAATGATCTCATCAACTGCTATTAAAGCACATTGTTTACCTAATCCTTTATGAAACCAATTATAGTTTGGTTCTTGTAGATACATAAATCTTAATACTAACTTTTCTGCTTTTTCTTTTGGTGTCATGTTTTAATATTTATGCAAAGATAATACATTTATATTCAATGTCAAGAATTTTTTTTATAATCTAAATAAAATCCTATTGCCACAATTATATTCATCCCACAAGAAGCAGCTATCTCATGGACATCCTCATACACTTTCAAACTTAAATGAATATGGCCCATAGTCCAAAAAGGAATGGATAGGTTCTGTGACACCCAAATAATAAAATATTTTATAAACTCCTTCATATCCTTATTATGATCTAAAGGATTTATATTGTCTATAATCTAAATATCTAAAGCCTCTTATAATCCCATCTGTTATAGATAGCATAGCATACACTAAAAAAAGCCCTAGGATTAATGATAATTCATACACCCATTTTCCTACTGTCATTTTATTATTCTTCATATTGTTTATATTTATTTCTGCAAAGATACAAAATTTTATACAAATAGCAATAATTATTTTTCTATTAGAAAGAATTTATTTTTACACATTTATCACACCCTTTTTCAAAAACCCCTCAACGAAGAAATGCGGCTTCCCAAGGGTCGAAAGTACAAAAATGTACACGAAAAGTACAAAAATGTACTTTCACCCTCTGGCAACCCCTGATTTTCCTGGGCACTTTTTTTAACGCTTCTTTAATTATTTATATGCTCGTTTTATCATCAACCAAACACACAATATTTTTTATTTTTTTCCACCCCCATACTCCCTAAAATTTTTTAGCCCCACCCAAAAATCATCCCCCCTGGTAGGCCAGAAAAATAACCCCCGTATGTTATGTGAGACTGAAAACTCGTGTGAAACTGAAAAGTGGGGTGTACCCCATACTTAGCCCACCCACGTAACCCAATTTTGAAATTCCCCCTCCTAAAAAACCAAAGCTAGTTTTGCGTATTAGCAAATACTAATTCTAGGGGAACTATCTCTAGGCTCGGGGCTATGGGCTAGGGGAACTAGTCTGTGGGTTGGTCTGTGGTCTGTGGGTCTGTGTGCTAGTCTCTCGGGCTAGGTCTCTAGGGTTGCTGGGTTGGTTGCTTGTCTATATATAAGGACTGCAATACATATAAGGGGGCTATCGGGTAGGGGTAGGGGGTAGGGTAGGTCCCTATAGTGAATACATATATAAAAGCGGGACCTTAGCGGGCTGGACCTTGAAGGGGTAGGGCGGGTAGGGCGGTCCATAAACATAGGGGGACCTAAGTAGCGGGGGACCAAAAGGGTAGGACCTCGAGGACCTTATAGAGTAGGGACCAATAGGATTAAAAGGGCGGACGGGCGCAACAAAGTAGGCAAGAGGGTAACTATCGGGCGGAAAGGGTGCCCAAATATCTTAAAGTGGAAAGTTTGACCTCCATATTTGCTCTCTAAGCGATTATTTTCTGGTGGGTAAGGGTAAGTGCTGGGTTATAAGTCCTATCGCCACTATCCACCCATTTAAGCCCATATACATATCAATATCCTAGTACCTTAGATATAGCAAAACTATTCTGTCTTTCTGAAACATTAACAAGAATTAACAAGATATTAAGGGGGGTTTATTTTATATTGTTATATGCGTGGGTTTAGTTAAATTGTGTTAAAGAGTGGTTTATTCTGTGGGTTTATATATTGCAACAAGATTTAATGTTTTTGCAACAAAATTTATAACACATGGGTAGGGGGTTGCCGTATCTTTGTTGTATAATTAGTAGCGGAGCTATTAAGTAAAATACAATAAAAATTAACAACTATTAACACACATACATACAAAAAAATATTATCTTTGAGTTACCTTTTACAACAAACCAACAAACTAAAATATAAATAAAATGATAAAACATATAAAAACATACGCACCGATATATATAATCATTCTAGTAAGTCTATTTGTAGGCGCATTTATCGAGCAGGAAATAGTCAGATACAGACTAGATAAGTATATCAAAGAAAACAATATCAAGCTAGACAAAGACTTGATAATGCACGGCAAAACATTTCACTACAGCGATTATTCACACTAAAAAAAATTAACTAACAAATAAAAATTTAAAAAAATGAACGCACAAAGAAACACACAAAAAACGCACGTTGCAAAATTATCTAAAAATGTAGGCACCACACTAAAAACTGAAAAATTTAAAATGAAATATGCAATCATTGAAACATGGAATGGCGAAGGTTATTCATCTGAAAACCTAGCTTACATTGTGGAACACAATTCAGATGCGCAAGCGCAACAAAGATTGAATGATTTAGTTAGCATTCAATCTAATGCTACAAATGTCATAGAATCAGATGGATTAATTACTTATGAAAAAGGTGATGACCAAGGCTCATTCGCTTTTATTCGTGATGCTGAAAAATTTTATGGTGTGGTTATTCTTACTAATGTAAACGAAGTAATTGCCATCCGTAATAAAAAAGATTGGTCAGCTAAATTAAACATAGCAGTTAAACAATGTGATGCAGACGAAATTGATGAACTTGACTTATCAGATAACAATATTTTTATAGGAGCGTATGAAGGAGATTATGATTATCAATTTATAAAATTTTAAAGTACCATATAACTTACGAAAGGTTAACTGATGATGGCTTGCGTTAGCCGAAACGCCTTCGGGCGTCTTAACCAATAAAAATCATAAAAAATGAGA